GGGGATGTCCTGCTTCTTGTAGTTACCAGAGGCCGCCATCACGATCCGGCAAAGCCTCGCTGTCTGTTGCCAAGGATCAGGGAGAGGCCACCTCTGGTCGTAGGCGTACCACTCGCTCAACTCTTCACTGTCGATCTCCCGAAGGAGTTGTTTGACCGTCTTCCCTAGCGAGAGCGCTAGTTTGAAGTAGAAGCGTCGCTCGGGTCGACGGTCGAATCGTTTCCCAGGTCAGCGATCGCCTCGTTGGTAAAGGCGTTAAGCGACCATGCCTTCTCGAACAGGCGATTGAGGACGAGGCTGGACTTCTTGCCCAGTTCCGCAACCTCCGCGTCGGTGAAGAGCCGCGCGCCGTTCTCGTCGCACAGCGTGAGGACGAGGAAGCGGCTGCGGAAGTTCTTCATCTTCTGCTCGTTGTAGCCGTCCTCGAAGCAGTCGCGGTCCAGGCCGCTAATCGTCTTGATGAACACGTCGCCGCCCCACTCCGGGACGTTGACCTTGTCCAACTTCACGTCACCGGCAGAAAGAATCGAAGACTTACTGAGAGCCATAAAACCTCTAGGAAAAAAGCCAGACCGCTAGGGTCCGTAGTAGTCAGTCAAAACGAACTTCAGGCTTCCTCGAACCACTTCTCCGACAGAAACGGACTCCGAGGCTGACTCAAGAACCACCTGTCGCTGAATGTTGTATTTAGGCGAGGCGAAACTGAGTTGCCCAAAGCCTCTGATGAGAAGTTGGGCGTTTACTGTTGCCGTGCCGACGACGTAGTCGACGCTTATTGAGCCGCCCCGCCAGCACCCCGTTGGGGCCAGCACCACAGCGTTCACGCTGTTGGCGATGTCCGTCATGTCAACAATTTCCGCTGTCGGAGCATCGACGCTTACGCGAGTGACGCCGCCGCGAAACACGCCCCTGTTGCTGACGAACGTAAACGTGCCGCCGTGACCTGTGACGGCCATATGTCAGCCAATCAGCGAGAGAACTGAATCGTCGCCTGCGACCGGACGATGTTGCCGACAGCGAACGTCGTGCTCGACGAGGTGACGGTGCCGTTTAGGCCAGAAACACCTGGGCCGGAGAATGCAGCGGAGTTGCCGGCTCGCGGGCCGTAGCCCATGAATTCCAGAGTCGCCTCGGAGGCATTCTTCAGGGGTGCGTTTTGATACTGCTTCTGCGTGTCGGTGAGGGCGGTCACGTCCAACTGCTCTGCGCCGTCGCGGACAGTGACGCTGGCGCAAGCGTAGGTCGCTCCACCGAACGTAATCCCAGTGGAAGAAAGAGCGGCTGGCACGGTTTTCTACTCCTGAATCGTGGCGTGTAGAGTAATGTCAGTTCGACGCGCGAACGGTGGTGGTGTATCCGACAACCTCGCCCACTCGGTAAGACACTTCGCAAGACATTACCGTTGAGCCGGTGAACGTGATGGTCCCGCAAGAGAAACTGGCGGTGCCGCCGATGGCAAGCGTTGTGCCGATATGATTAATGGTGATGTCGGCCGCGTCTTTCAGGCCGGTGATGTACGTCTTGTAGCCGTTGTTGGCGATCGCCATGTCCGAAGTTTCAATCGTCGGAGCCGACTCGTTGATCGTGACTTGAGTCACATTAGGAACGGTCGCGCCGCAGACGGTAACGGCAACACCCTGAGAAACAGTAAAAGCCATGTGTCAGCCCTCTGATTCGCCCCAACGTATTTGGTACAGTTGCCGCACTTCGTAGGCTGGCGGGAGTTGGGCTCCCACAGCCGACGGGTCGAGGTAGTCGTCCGTTTCGGAGACAAGCCTCATATCATGTATTGTACAACCAGCGAGTGTGCCGATTCGGCCGTCCAGCGCGATCCTGACCTCGTCGGCCAACTCGCGAGCCTCGTCGTAGTTCTTCCCCCAGGTTGCGATCTGAAGGTTCACTAGCGGCAGGAAGATCGGCCCCGCCAGCGTCGAGTCGCGAGTGATGTTCGCCCGACGGTAGACGCAGAACGGCATCATGGCCGTCTTGGGTACGGCGACTGCGTAGACCTGAAATCCGGCGACTCTGGCGACCTTGGGAGTCGTCACAAGCCGGAGCCAGACGTGCTTCTCGGGGGAGATGATCATTGGCCGATGATCCCGTTGATTTTGCTCTGAATTCTGTTGATGAGTAGGTTCAGTGCTTCCGACCCCGACTCCGAGATGGACTGTTCCATCGCGTGCTTCGCCGGCATGGCCCCGTAGGTTTCGCCGGGGTGAAGCGTGACCGGCCTTGATTTGCCTGCCCCATTCGGCGTCCAAAAGTCATGGTCGCCTCCGCTTCCCCAGCGGGCCTGCCTCGTAGGCTCATTGATAGCGCCCATGAGGTAGTAGTAGCCCTTCGACATATTTGCGAACTGATCGTTATTGAACGAGCCCGCTCGTTTCATCTTCCCGTTGATCATCTGATGGACGTTCAGATACGTCCGGCGGCCTTTTGTGCCGGGCTTGCGGGGGTCGGTGCCGAACTCCACCATCCAGGCATGATTGCCCGATTCGGCACCTTCCTGGCTCTCTCCGCGCCCCGACTGATACGGCCCGACGATGGCGAGGACTGTTCCGTCCTGCGGATAGACCCGCTTCTCGATCCTGACAGACTTGCCGAGGTTCCCCGTGACGTCGCCGACCTTCGCCTTGTATCTCTTCTGGATGATCCTTGCGGCGTCTCGGCACGACTCGTAGAGGAGTTTGTCGGCATCTGCACCTACGCTGTTCGCGAGCCGCCGGAGTTCCTCGGCTACTTCACGAGCGCCGGCTGTCTGCACCGAGACGAACGCCTCGGCCAGTTGCTTGCCGGAACGGCCGCCGAAGTCGCGCGGTGACCCTTGCCCTTGGGTAATCATGGGTCTTCCCTCGCCAGGACTTCATAGATCGTCCGATTCTCTCGTTCGAGGATGCTTGTGATCTGGAGTTCCCGACCTCGCCACACGAGCCGGTGCTGGTGTGTAAGGCCAGGGTATGCCCTGATGAAGATGCGATGAGTCACGATCACGCCGGATTGCTGCCCGGCGAAGTAGTCGCGGACGCTGACGCCGGCCACGCTCGCCCAGACCTCTCCGACCGTCTGGAACTCGACGGTCGCCTCGCCAAACGGGTTCTGCTGATCGACGGGTGCCTGGATCGTCACCCGCTCGCGCATGAGGCCGATCTTCATGGTCACCCCACCCAGAGCGCGGTATATGACCCAGAGCCGCCAGGGGCGGAAACAGTGATCGTCGCAGTGGTCGGAATGACGGCGACCCGGCCCGCGGGCACGTCGATGGCACCGGCCAGCCGCAGGACAGCGTTCCCTGTGTTCTTCACGGCCAGGGTCGACAGCGAACCAGCGCCGACGATCTGCACGGCCGAGGTGGCTACGGTGCCCGTGATCGTCAGAGCCGACGTGGCGGTCGCCATCGCGTGCTCGGAGAGCGACCCGATGTTGAATGTCGTGTCGGTCGAGTCGTGGTAGATGACGTCTGTGTCGATTCGGTAGCGAATGGTCATCGGTAGTTGACCCCCAGGCCGCTGGCGGCCAGAAGCGTGTCGAAGGTGTACGGCACAGAAGCGACGCCGCCGACGACTGCCGGCTGTCTCGACTCGAAGAGGTGTGCCACGAGCATGAGAATCAGGTGCTTGGCGACGGGGGGTACATTCGTTCCGTCGGCCCCGTAGCCGGCTGTATACCGGACGATGACGCTGTTCTCGTCGCCTCGGGTCGGCGGCCACGCCGTGGCCCATTGCGGGAAGATGCGGCCGGGGATGCCGCGGCTGTCGACCTGAAAGTTCCCGGCGTCGCTTGTGAGCGATGCGGTGGTGCCGTCGCCGTTTCGGTAGGTCACGGTGACGTTGGCAGACGCCATCGGGGCTCGCGGCAGGACGATGGCCCAGATTGGGAACAGGTCGTAGCGGGATTCCCACACCGTCGTGCAGAGCGTGATATCGAGGACGTCCTCGACATACTGCCGCGCTACGGCGATGAGATTCTGGATGTATTCGTTTTCTGCGTCAGTGTCGATTCGACACTGCGACTTCGCCATCGCGAGACTGACCGGCTCGACGGACGGGTTTGTGACCCTCACCAGACTCCGAAACGGAGTGATCGTGGCGTTTGGCGACTGCGGGGTGCCAAAGATGATCGTATCCATTGCATTCCCTTGCTACTTGCGTGGCTTCTTCCCTGCCTTCGGCGACGCTTCGGCCGTCTCGATCTCCGGCTCGTCGACACTTCGCTCGACCACTGGAGCCTTCTCCTTGACCTCCTCGATCAGCCCACGGGCAATGAGGATTTCGCACATGCCGCCCGGCCAATCCTCGAAGACTTGCCCCGGCTCGTAGGCGTCGAAGCCCATCAAGATGCGGACTTTCATGTGATCGCCCCCCAGGCGTCCTTGGGTGCCTTCTGCCCGCTGTTCCAATACTCGGTCGAGTGCTGTTGGATCTTGTTGCCGGGGGCTCCCAATGCCGGCCAAGTCACCATCAGTTCGCAGTGGCCGACGCTGATGCCGGTTGCCATTCCCAGCGTGTTCCCGACTTCGCCCCACTTGTTCCAGAACGACACGTCTTCGTCGATGTGGCCGCCCGTGAACTCTCCGTCGTCGTTCGGGACAGCCTCGAACCAGGGCTTCGGCATCTTCTTGAGTGCCGAAGTGCGAAGGAACGTCAAGCCGAAGTGCGCGGTTCCCACCAGTTGCACCGGCTTGTTGAACCACTCGCCGCCGACCTGACACTTGTCATCAGGGGCTACGCCGGGCATGGAGAACATGACCGCGTCGCTCTCTCGCTTGAGTTGCAGCGGGGCGATCGCGTCGACGCCGCTGTGCATCATCAGGGCCAGGAGAGCCTCGACCGTCTTGGCGTTGAAGACGGTGTCGTAATCTATCGTTAGGATGAAGTCGTGCGTATCAATGACGCTCGACATCCCGCGGGCGAGGCACTGCGACCAGTAGGCACCCGTCACCTTGATCGGCGCGATGCCGTGAGGTGCTAGTGCCGCCGCCACACACAGAAGGTTGTCGGTAAACGCGAGGCGCGGGGTCGACATGACCGCCGCGACCTTCGCGTCTGCCTCAACATTACCAACACGCAACTTCATCGGTTCGCTCCTTTTGACGGGAGCGGGCGCGCTTCCTTGCGCCTTCACCGGCCGGTCATTGGCCGTCCCGCTTTGATCGGGATTAGCCCTTGACCCAGCCGATGCAACCAGCCTCGGCGGCAGTCGTCGGAGCGTTCTCGCCACGCGAGAGACGACCCTCGACAGCCACCGCGATCGAAGCCGACGGCTGGACGCTGACCTTCAGGTAGCGCTTCCGCACCTTCGTGTCGATATCCAACTTGACGATCGCCGTGTTCGACGTGTCGGTCACGGTGGGGATCGTGAAGTCGGTGCCGCCGACGAACCCGCTGACGTTCGAGTAGGTCGAGTTGTCGTCCGACTCCTCGATCTTCAGCACGCTGGCGAACGTGGTAGCAGCGTTCGACGCCCGAAGGACGGTGAACGAGGCGTAGTCGTAGGTCTGCGTGTCGACGACGAGCGTCGAAACCGACGTTGCAGCCGCCGAAGGCAGCGAGGCAACGATCTTGTGCATCTGCGAGAGAATCATGGCTCTGGGTACTCCTTGGAAGTTTTAGGTTCAGGACGCGGCGGTCTTGAGAGCGATCACCGGACCCGCCGTGGTG